TTCAACTTTTAAATATCTCATCAGTATGAAGCTACAGCTCTTAGGTCTTGGATCTTGGGTACATAAGAAGGATTATCAGTCTTCATGATAATCTTAATAGCGAATGATGTAAATTCGGGTAGATTAGAAGCACTGAAAGTCAGTTCTTGGTAATCTGTTTGCTTCTCAAACTGACCAGAAATAGAATTGGCAGGAGTAGCAAGATTATTTACATCTGGGTTGCCATTAACATTGAATGGAACCCAATTGATATCATCGAAGTTTGCTGAACTAGAAGATTCTCTAAGTTTATAGTAAATCTTAACATTCTCGACATCCGTGAGATTCATTGTAGATCTTACATCAATAGCAGAACCAGCATTGTCGATAAAGACTTCCTTGGTAACATACTTAGCAAGAGAAGAACTATTGACAGCATCTGTTTCTGGAACGTAATCGACACCAGTGGTGTACTCAATAGTATCAATTTCAATAAACTTAGGATCATCATCACCAGTTGACTGAACTACATCACCGACTCTAAAGATGTCAGGTTGTTGAGCACTATCATCTTGATTTCTATTGTATGCTTCATCGTCTGCTGTCTTAGCAGTGTAGTTATTGTTAATAGGTTGGTAAGAGTTTTCTACAATTAGAATCTTATCTTCGGCATCCCAGAGGATAACCTTACCATTAATCTTGTTAGCGTAACTTACATCAGCATCTGTGGGTGAATAAGCAATCACGTTAGAACCTACACTGAAGTTGAAATCAATCTCAGCAATGTTGGTAATAGTAATACCAACGTTAGCGACTTCCGATCCATCTGTGTTGATTAGAGTTAAGGCTTCGCCTTGTTGGAAAGGAGTAATGGTTCTTAGTCTGATAGTAGCATCACCATTAGCATAAGCAGTGATCAAACCTTCTGCCTTAGAAGTTTGACCAACTAAGGAAAGATTTTCAGCAACTTGACCAGAATTTGTTCCTGTTACAGCAATTGATAAAGTATACAGAGGTTGGAATCTGACAACTTGATCTCTCTTACCATATCTGTTTTCATAACCAGTAGCATTTTCAATTCTATTAGTTGCTGTCTTGACTGTAGCAGTACGTAGATCAATAACAGGAGATAGAGCAGGATTTGTTGTAGACAGTCTAAACTTATACTTCAACGAATGTGCCAAACTATTCATAGTTTGATTAATTCTAGAAGCAATTAGTTTTTGGTTGGTGAAGAAGTGCTCTTCTCCAAGGAATGTCTTCTCATAGTCAACGAAAGAGTAAGAAACATAATTCTTAGTTTGTGAGTCTACAGGAACTACATCGGTAGTAGCAACAAAGGATTCAATCTTCGTACCATCTAGTTGTAGGTAAGGAACCTGAGCATATAGACGCTCATACTTTCTATTGTAAGAAGCAAGGACTGAACCACCACCACCAATAATACTAGAACCAGCACCATTTGGACTTGTGATATTATAGAAGTCAATACCAGAATTAGAAACTTTATACAATCTCTGGTTTAAAGTGACACCAGAGATGCCACCAACATCTTCAGCCTCTTGGAAGAATACATATGAGTTGCCAGTATCTTCGAAACCATTGTCTCTGTGATATACTTTAACGATGGAGTTATTATTCTTGAATAGTGAAGAAGTGGCATTAGTAGCAGATCTTACACTAGTCTCAAATGGAGAAACAGCTAGTTTCTCATAACCTGGATTTTCGTTAGTAACTTCAATCTCACCACCTGTAGTTTCAAACTCGGCACGATACATGGTGAACTTGATATCTTCGAATAAATCTTCGGTCCAGTTATCAGTGTTCTGAGATTTGTAAACCGAACCAAGTAGTGGTTGTGTAGTAACAACATTACTGGTAGAAATTTCAATCTCTCCTAGTTTAGATGCCCATAGTTCATACTCGATAGAATCGGTTTCAATGGCAAGAGCATACTCAGTATTGTTCTGTAGATATACAGGATGCTTGAAGTTGAATCTAGTTGGAGTAGTCGATTCTGTTACACCATCATAGTCGATAGCAATACCCATTCTTACGGCAGGAGTATCGATTTCGATAACAGACTCGATCACAGCACCAGCAGCACCAAGACCAACACCCTTCACAACAACTGATGGGGGTTCTGTGTATCCCCTTCCAGAAAGCGAAACCTCACAGTTATATACATTGCCATCCGAGACAGCAATTGAACCTGTTGCTGACGATCCTCCAGGGAGTTGAGGACTTTCAATAACAATAGAAGCACTCTCGTAGTTCTCGCCAACAGCAGTAACTTTTAAGTCAGTGACTTTACCAGAGTCTTTAGCAATGAATACTCCTAGAGTAGTATTGTTTCTGGCATTATATGCTGTAACAGAAGGAATCGATAGAGACTCGTTTGCTACGAATGAAGTGCCGTTGTGATTGCTTAGGACCAAAGTATAAACTTGTTCTTTGTTCATCTGGAATGAACTGCTGGTGTCATCACCAACTCTTACTAGGTTAGAGTCAAATACTTTAGCGATAGGACCAGAAGCATTAGAAGTCTTACCAGTTACAAACTCATCGAGGTTGACGGTGACAGTCTCACTTTCACCAGTTACATAAACTCTTAGGTATGTTTCTGGAGTTAGTGATACTTGTGTACCAGGAATAATATTTTTGCCTGGTTTACCAGCAGCAACATCTGTTAGATATGCTCTAACAGGAATAGTTTCACTCTTCTTATTAAAGAAGAGATCAACACCAGTTGCCATAAGACCACCATCAAAGTTTTCAATCTTGAATGTCTGAGCAAGTGGATTTGGTTTTACTGGGTTATCAGTGTTGCTATCAACTAACTGTACACCTTCATTTGCCTTAAAGAATGATGTAGCAGTAGATGTAATGCTTGGTGGATTGGAAGGAGTTGTACCAGAAGCATAGAACTTGACTTCAGCGTAAGTATCAACTTCTGCCTTATTAGAATCATTGGAAGCAGACGTAAATCTAATAGTCTTTGTTCCTGTGGTAAATCTGATTTCTTCTCCAGTTTGATCATAATCCACAGTGTCTACATTACCAGTCCATCTAGTGTTAGATACAGGAGGAAGACCAGCAGGAATCAAAATAACACCAGAGAGATTACCATTAGAATCAGTAATTAGAGGAGCACCAAATGTAGACAAAGAGTTGCCTGCCTGACCACTAAAGCGACTATCAGGAACTACCCAACGACCAATCTCACGTCCTTCCATGTAGACATATACTTTAGTGTCGGGCTTCAGTCTGTTCATTACAAACTTGACTGGAATTGATCTAGCAAAAAACTGAAGTGAAGAAGCAACTTTCTTACCACCAACAGTCTTGGTAGCAATACCTTTACCTACTTCATTGTTTTGTGGACTTACATTAGAAGAACTAGCAATGTTAGCAGACTGAACTGTAGACTCAATATCTTCACTATTGATGTTAGCAAGAGATTCGATTGGTAGTAAACCAGAATCAGTACCACACCAGTTGACAATAAACGAATTGTAGATGCTTGAATAAGCATCTGCTACAACGTCTTTCGCCAGGAAGATTGAGTTGAGTTTAGTGTTAGAATCAACAACCAAAGGAGCAACACCCTGATCATACCAAGAGTCTTGCTGAGGAGTGATTACACCTTCACCAACATACTGAATGACAACAAATGGGTTTGGATTGATTGTCTTAGTAGCATTCTTGTTACCTAGTAGTTCTACCTGCTCGAATGGCAGTGTAACAATACCATCATTGATGACATATCCATCGACTGCTCTCTGGTCATCTCTAGTGTTGATTTCCTTAAGAGCGAAACTATCTTCTTTGGATTGTGCTCTTAGAACTGACTGCTGAGTATCAATGGCACAGCGATAGTCCTCGGACTTGAGGTTACCAGTTCTATGTGCTTCAAAGTTATCTACAAGGAAACCAGACTTGAATCTGTCTAGACCAATTTCATCCTTGACTTGCATGTTTAGTGCTTGCTGCTCAAGAATGCTTAGAGTAGTGTAATACTCAAGACGCTCAATTCTCTTCTCTAGTTTACCAATGTCCTTCATGGTATAACGCTTGTTATCCACAGGAACAATTCTTACATCCTTACTGTTGTTGGTGTAAGCAGGAATATGGAGATAGCAAAGAGAAACAGCATCATCTACTGGTTCTGGTTTAGATGGGTTGAGCGAAGCATTACCTTCTTTGATGATAAACTCTCCCTTCTTGGTGAGGAATAGACCATCAATACGATCTAGGTATTGCTTCTCGCTAAAGGAGACAGTGTAAGATAGATTCTCATCAGGAGCAGGAGTTCCTGTTGGGATGCCACCTGTACCTAGGAAAGTAATGTAGTCGCTAGTGTCAAATCTTTCGACAATAGATTGATCCTGGAAACCAGTAATAGTAGTATTGCCATCAACTTTAGGTCTGAAGTCAATAGAGTCTCTAAGAGAGATGACACCATTAACAGTAGAGTTGAATAGAGGAATCTCGTCAGGTAGAACACCTGCTTCATGGAGATACGAGTCAACAGTACAGAAATCACCTTGAGAATGCTCGAAGAAGTCGAATGCTACGACTAGTTGACCAGTAGGAGCGTCGAAACCAGGCTTCAATACAATTCTAGAAACATCGTAGTAAGTGTCTCTCTGCCCATTGTCAAACTTATATTTGTATGTTACATCAGTACCACTAACTAGATTGCCAGCAGTATCAACTACAGGTGGGTTGGTGGTAGTTCCTTCATAAACATATTTAAGTTTGAATACGTCAGAATAGGAGAAGGTTTCAATGACATCTGAATCGTAGTCTTGACCTCTAATAGGAATTACACGGTCACCAGAAGATACAATGATGACACGTTTGTTTCTGATAGCAGTCTTGAGTCTAGGACGTGCTTTATCAATTTCTACAGTAGCAGTCAGTTTAAGTTTTGGATAGTTACCATCTAGGATATTACCAAAGTAACCTGAAGGGAGGTTCTTAATTCTCAAAGCACCAGCGGTAACACTACTAGCAGTAATTACTGAATCTTCTACTTCAATGTATCTTGGATCGATGTAAACTACATCACCATTTTCGATAAGAGTTGAAGATCCTTTATCCAAAACAGTAACAACGAATTGCTCTTCACTGAATGCAACAAACTTTTGTGTACCAACAGGCAGTTGAGCAGTGAACGTTAGGTTACCACCACTAGCAGATAGGTCAGTAACAAAATCTTTTCTTACATGATACTTAAACTTAGTGTTGGCAGAATCGCTGATGAGAGATGCTACTTGCTTACTACCTGTTGGGAATACTAGAGTAGCAGCACTATTAGAAAGTCTAGGACGTAATCTTACGATAGTGGCATTAGTTACATCATCAGGTAAAGCATAATCGAAGTAAATTCTAGACTTCTCTGTGTTCTCAGGCAAAGTTACATATTGAACAATGTTCTTGATAACATTGTTGCTAGCATCAGTAAACTGAATAATGTCACCTTGAATTAGATCGCCAGATAGATCGGCACCAAAACCATTACACTCGATAAATTTCTTACCTTTATTACCAAAGAAAGTAAAGTCACTAATCTGTTGATAGGTAGCATATGATGTTGAAGAGAAATCAACGTCTGCTGTAAATGTATAGTTATTGAATGTAGAAGATACCGACTTCACATTCTGTGGTGTGTATGTTAATACAGTGTCCTTAAACAGGATGGGAGTAACAACTGATTTATCTGTATTAGCATCATCACCAGTAAATAGAATCTCTGGAGGTGTAGCGTATGTTTGTTGTAGGGCACTTCTGTTTTCTACATCAACCTTAACGACAGCACCACCATATAGAGTTACACCAATCTTAGATTGATCAAAGATTGTTCCGTTAATAATCAAACTAGAGGCAGCAGTGTAGTTACTACCTCTTTTGTTAACAATGAAGTGAGAAATAGTATTTTCTTTAGCAATCTTGATGGCATTGTTTTCTTCATCAATGATTGTCTCGCCAGGAATAAACTGACCAGAAAGAGTAGTCAAATAAAGAGTAGAAACGCCACTGAAGTTAGATGTTGAATCGTTTTCGATTACACCATATGCTTTACTTTCTTTACCGTAAATATACTTACCATTTGTAAAGGTTTGAGCTTCGATTTCACGCTCTACTTGTAATCTGGTAAAGAATACGGGATTGAAATATGTAAATCCGAATGTTGAATTATAAGGTTGTGTAGTTCCTGTTCTTCCTCTAGAAATAATGATATCAGTATCTGGATTGAATCCAGTACCTTTGTTTAGTAAACGAATATTCTTTGGTTTTGCTACACCAACAACTGGAGTAAAGCTACTGTTGTAATCTACAATATAACCCCATTGTGCTGTAGATGTTTCCATCTCAGATTGATTTTCATAAATGAATCTTCTGCTGTCTGCTTCACCATCATCATATTCTGTCAAGAATTTATCTAGAACTCCTTTATCACCAAGTAAAGTAAGCTCGGCATAAACAGCATTAGTTGCTGGATTGACTTCTGGACGATTGACAATTCCTTTTCCAATTACAGTAGCGCTCTTGCCTTCAGTAATTCCAGTTCCTCTTTGAGTAACAAACCAAACTGTATTGGGCAACTGTGATACATCA